CTGAGGAGCCCCCTTCCAGGTGTTAAACTAGTTGTCTAGTTGGCACCCTTCTTTTGCTCCACAGCCCTACTCCATCTACTACGACTCATGGTACCCCTTCTTCTCCCCTCCTATCAATATAAAAGATAGGGATTAAAGGCCGCCAAGCCTAGAGAAGTGACATTTTGATACCACACTATTCTTCGCAGATGGGGCAAGTTTCTCCAGTAAACCACGCACTACGTTGTAAGGGTCAGATTTAACTGTTCTACACGGATCGAGGAATCAATCTTGAACGTACCCAGTGTCACTATAGCTGATATTGATTCAACAGCCACAATTACCATGCCTTGTGTAGCTCGCTCGTAAAGATCGACAGAAGCGACGGCCGTATTAGTGTTTGTATCAAACACTTTACGGCGCCAAGTGAGAGGCACATTGTAAGTGAACCTCTCCCAGGCATTAAACGTCCTGACGTTCCTACAACCCCTGACCAAGTTCAGGGATGCGGCAACGCCCGCTGCGAGAAATGCAGACATTTTCTCAGCGTTGTCAATATACGCGATATGAAGACGCGACCCAGCATCAGTACCCGCAGGACCGATGCTCGGAACGTATTCAATACGACAGGAATTGTACCTATATTCGGAATACAGCCCAAGTACACTCGTAGCAACAACGTTAGCCGCTCCCGACGTGACCGCAGGGTTTGTAGCACTGTCACAATCGACAGTGATGATCCCTTTGGCCACATTGGCAGCGGTGACTGGTACTCCGGTGTACGTGGTACAGCTAACATTGGATCCATCAAAATTCAATCTCGGCCCGCGCATACGGGTCATCGACCGCTCTAACGGGTTTATTTGCCTTTTAGTGCGTGATCTGCGACGTCTGTTTGTCATTTAAAAAGAACTGGTAATGCTTCGATAAGTTGGCGCTTATCGTCCCCCCAGACGAAACTCTTAATATGATCTTCTAGAATTTCCTGTTCATCTGGAGTCAGCCCCGTTGATAACCAAAAAGAATACCTACCTCTTGGGTCAGGCTCCGTCATCCGGCAAGAGGCATCCCTGCTGGATAACGTGTACCAGTGATAATCAGAATCTCCTTTATGGGAATAATTTCCCTCCATTCCGATTCTGGTCATCATTGAGTAGAAAGCACCGAGCACGGGAACGTCTGCAGCCACGGCCAAGCCGCAGTCGCCGACATCCCGTAACCAAGCACGATACTCTCCCACATTGTGACCGAGGTTAATACACGTCAGATCCTTGGACAAACAAGTCTTGTAGTTTCGCACCATACGCCACGTGTCGTTAACACACACGGGTCTGGTCTGACAAAACTCCAATCTCTCAAATTCATACACAGGATCCTCGCGTACGATGTTAAACCCGTACTGTCTGAAATAATCATTCAGGCCGGTCAATCGCTTAACATCTCTCTTTTCGATGAACACGAGACAGTCATCACCATTATTGGCAAAGTTATAGGGTACACCAAGAGACTTAAGATAATGAAGTGACATGAAACACATGAGTAATTTATTACCCATAGATGTATTCATATCACCACTCATCCTAGAACCACGTTTAGTGTAGTGAAAGTACCCATCCTTGGCACTAGCAGTACCAAAATTTCGAATCTGCATATCCAACAACCATCTCAACTTCTTAGATTTGAATATAGCATCATAAACACTATGTTCAAACTTAAGAGCAGCGGGTGAAACATGCTGATCGAATCTGCTAGCATCAAGTCCGATACACACAGGCTGTTGAAAAGAGTCCCATTTCTGTTTCAATATTCTAGCCTGTGTATACGCATTATAACTGCTCATAATGGTAGGGGAACCGAACACCTCGTCTATCGCATCATAAAGCTTGTGTTCCATAGGCCTGAGATAACAACCCAACTCCACATTGTATCTCGGATCTCTAGGTTGGATAACCCTCGGAACCGGATCCGCCTTGAAGTCAAGATTGTGTTTCTCTGCCTTAACAAACGTCTTAAGTCTTGCATCCCTGGAGCAACATGGTTTCAAAACCAAGCTGTCAGCTGCCCTCTGATATGTAGCGTGACGTCGTCCGGTGTAGAAACTCACAAATGTCTCGTGAGCCACAGCGGATTGCCTACCTACTATCTTGGACAGCTGGTGACGGTATGGATGCAGACTATCAAAAATGTTGGGCACGGGCATGATGGGCCGGTCCAATTTGGCATTCGTATACAGAACTCGCTCACCAACACCGCGACACAAGTTGGCGAGCGAACTGTTGTGAGTCAAAACATTATGCCGCGCAAGTATGTGACTCATACTTAACATCTTACGCGGTTGGGGCACCCCTGTCCTCACTGGAGATATACCCGGATATGATACGGGGATGGTATCATACCCCTCCAGGAACAGTGGGCACCCCTAGCAGGTGGGGGTGGAACCCCCCAATGAATCCTGCAGATCACGCCTCACAGTAGCCTCCTCAGTCAGATGAACGGCTTTGGCTAAAAGCTCGGCGTCAGAAGGTACAAACACGGTCTCGACAGCCATGTCGAGATTCCTGGCGATGTGTCTAGCCAACACTCCCTGCTCCGCACAGTAATCGTAAAGGTACTTGCGGATGCATAGCATGTTGGCTGTTGTCCGCTTAGGACAACCGAATTTAGCTTTGGCCATCATCACCAAATGCGCACGAAATAGACCTCTATGTGAAGTCCGACGCACAACTTTGACCTCACCCTCAGAAGTGGTAACAACAGTGCTCTCACACCTGGGGGCTACGTCATCTATCATGTCGGACCCTTCATTAGTTGCCGTCAACAACTCATCCAGTTGCCTGGATGCTTCCTTGACAGCGGCCCTCTTACGCAAGAAACCAAACAAACGTGGGGAAACAAACTTGTAAGCTAGTACGGCGGAGGCGGCGACGACAGTAACAAGATCAACCTTATTAGGTGCCATCGTACAGTTCTCTGTAAACGAGATAAG